TATTGACACCCGTTAGGATGTTTTGAAATAGATTCTGGTTGGACTGCTGGACCGTTGCTGCATTGGCGCCTTGCTGATACGGGTTGAGATACTGCTGAAGCTGGTTCGGATCGTACTGAGAGCCAGCTTGATACAGCCCACCCGCCTGAGCCATGTTTGGCTGACCCTGCTGCTGGAAATTGCTGCCCTGCAAGCCGCTCATAGCCTGCTGCTGCTCCGGTGTGATACCGGTGGAGAGGGGCTGATCGTACCAGTTCTGTTGAACTTGATTCAGGTATGCAGGGAAACCGGCAGCGTAGTTTGAGGACGTGTCGGACAGATTGTTCCAGGTGTCTGGATACAGGTATTGGGTATCTGTCGTGGCCATGTTACTTCCCCTTCATGTATTGGTCGATTGACTTGGCTTTTGGCGGAATCTGCGACAGAGCGCCGGAGCGCTTGTGCTTTCTTACATTATGCCGCATCTGGTCGAGCTTGGCTGCGCCGGCTTTACTATTTCCGTCGCCAAGGGCTGCAACAACATCGGCGTCAATCATGTACTCACCCGGTGCACCTTTGAGGTCTACCACGTCATCTTGACCACCCGCCTCGCCATCTACAAAACCCTTACGGCTAGCCATGTGTTGGGCCATACGCAGCGCAACGGGGAGCAAGCCGCCTTTCACGTCTTGTGGCAAACCCTCGATTTCGCCACCGCGCGCGTACAGAGTTCTGCGGTTCACAGCTGCGTTCTGCTGCGGGCCGGTGTTGGCCACCGAGGAGTCACGCTTCTGCACAGCCTGCTTGTTCTTGCCTGCCACCGCTTGATACATCATCAATGCAGACTTCAAAGCGGCAAGGCCGGCCTGTGTACCGGAAGTACCCGCAGAGGCCTTTTCATCCACCACGGAGACAGAGCCGTCCGGGTTGGTGACGTAGGTCTTCTTTGAAGGCGTAGAGCCGGTCTGCTTGAGAGCCGAGCCCATAGCGTTTGCCATCTTAGACAGAACGCCTTGATTGGCTTTGGCAACAGAGCCCGGAATAGCTTGGCGCTGAGCAGCCATGGCGCGCTCCTGTTCCGGCGATGTAAAGTCATAGCTAATGCTTGCACCGTCACGCCCGGAGGTGTTACCCGACATCACATTGGCAATTTCTTCATCAGAGAGGCCTTGGTCCTGTAATGTGCGTAGAAGGTCAGCAGAACCCATCTGATTTATTTCATCGCGCAAAGCGGTGTCTTGGTCAAAGTAAAGCGGGTTGCTGGTGTCGCCGAGTTTGGCCGGATCATCGCCGTAAATTCCGCTGGAGTACATCTTGCTCCATTCGGGATTTGATAGTTGTGACATGTCTTGCTGTACTTGACCAAGACCGAATTGCTGGCTGAGCTCCTGCTCTTGTTGTTGCTGAGCTTGCTCAAGATTGTCAGCGGCACGGTGGGCCTCCGGTGTGCCGATCTGGCGAATTTCAGCAGGGTCCAGAGAGCTCAGCTGCCCGGCGCTGAAGCTTTGGCCAATAAGATCGGGAGAGCTCCGCATCTGCTGGCCAAGGTCCTGAGACATCGGCATGCCAAGAGAACTGTAGTCCAAGCCTGCGGGGGAGTAGCCGAGCCCGGAGCCAAGATCGAAGTTCTGCAACGCGCTGGGGTCAAACCCTTGCAGCATGTTGTCAATATTGAACGCATCGAGGTAACCTGGGTCCAAGTATGAGGAGAAGTCCGTCATGTAGCTATTGTCCATCGGTACGTCCTCGTACATCGACGGATCATATGTGAATTCGCTATCGTCCCATGCCATTATGGAGCCTCTTACTTATAGAGCCGCTTGCGCAGCAATTGTTGGATAACCGGATTTGCTATGGTCATTGCTGTGTTGTACGCATTACCGTAGCCTTGGCTATTGGCGTACTGGCCACCAGCATTGCCAAGCATGCCTAAACCACTACTGATTAGACCACTCAGCGCACCACGAGAACCACCGCGCAAAGCACCGAGCCCTGTGTTCAAACCGGCTTTTGCAAATGCCTGAGCTAGTGGACTGGAGCCTTGCATTGCACCACCTACAACGTTGCCAGCCGCTGAGCCGATACCACCCATTGCGGCAGACATGAGCACGTCTTTGAGACTGCCACCCATGATGCCAGTACCGACGCCACCCATGATAGCAGCCTGCGCAGCTTGGTTGGCCATAGTGCTACCTAGGTCCACGCCGGTACCGAACAGCGAGCTACCGTCAGCACCCGGCATGTTCGCGCCACCATACGACAAGGCGGCGGAGCCTAGCCACTTGTTACCGCCCTTTGCATCGCCCTTGGAATACGAGTCAAGTGCGTTCAACGCGGAGCCGAGCCCTGGGATGAAGAAGTTGCCCACCGCGGCGCCGATCGGCTGCATGTCAGCAAAGTCTTGATGCAGAATAAGGCTGGTGGGACTGGTATTCTCCCAGATTTGTTGCAGCCAACCCTTCTTCACGTCGGCGTGTTGGTAGTTCTCGGTGTTGGTCCAACCCGGCAGCTTGTCAACATTCGAGACAGGCACAAAATAGTTGGTACCACCAAGACCTTGTACAAGACCGGCATACGAGTTAGGGTCGATGTCTCGCCCTACGCCCGTAGTCCAATTATGCGACTTGCCTTTGTGTGATGCCTGGTAACCGAAAGGATTTGACTTGAAGCTATCGTTGCCACCACGGTCATAGGTCTCAGCGCCTGTACCAAAGTCAGCCTTGTAGCCTATGAGTTTGCCATTGTAGAACACCGGAGTGGAGCCGTACAGCGTGTTGGCCCCAGCCATTGTTTCGTTAGCATGGTTGATAGGCAGTGTACCCCATTCCTGGTTACCAGCTTGACCCTTACCGTTGACCAACTGACCAAGCACTTCCCAGTCAGATACAGGGCCACCTGCATAGGAGCCAGGACGGCCACCATACTCGGCAATAGCTTGCGAGACGGGGTCATAGCCTACGCCAAGGTTCGAACCGTCGGCGCCAAGAATGTTATACTTACCACCACCAATATCTTGTTGGCCATATGCGCCCAGACCCTTTTGGAATTTAGTAGGGTCGATCAAGCCTTTGATATACTTACCACCATCATCTTGGCCATAAGCCGAACCAAGGATAGCTGCAAAATCTGGGTCTACGTCGGCCCAGTAATTCTTTGCTTGTGACAGTGCTTCAAGATCAGACTTATTGTAGAATGTCTTACCGTCAAACGAGGTAACTGGCTTGACACCCTTGACACTGTTGAAATTCTGGTATGGGGACAGATCAGCAGTAGAGAACTTGTTAAGCTGATTGGTCAGTGCGGTGCGATCGTAATAGGTATTATCACCCATATTACCGACCGCATTCAAGCCAGTTAGCAGCGGGGACATGTTCCCCATCACGCCTGCGCCAATGCCGGAGAGGTTGTTCTGCAGAGAATTGAACTCTGTCGGCTTCATGTACAACTTGTTCTTATTACGAGCGTCGGCGGCCTGCGCAAAGTAATTGGCTAGGCCGCCCATCTTTGATGCGTCGTACTGGTTGTACTCTGCAAGGCGATTCTTGATCGCCGTGGAGTCACCTTGCATCAAGGGCTTGACGTAGCTATTCGGGGCAGCTTGCTGCGTCAGCAAATCACTAACCAGTGGCTGCAGAGCACCCATCTGGTTAGCTTTGTAGGTCGTAAGACCTGATGTCGTGATTGGATTTGTATAGCTGTTAGCCATTTAGCTTCTCACATCTCCGGGCTCGGTATGCAGGATCACACGACCCATCTCGAAGTTCCCGTTTAAGGTATTAGATGTGAAACGAAGACGAATCTGCCTTCTCTGCTCACGTAAGTCTATTTTATCAGTATTCTGGTCAAAAGTAAACGGCTGGCTATAAGTATCTACGGCCTGCGCAAATTCGCTGCCAATTACCTCCATAGTCATGTCGCCTTCCATTATGAAATCAGGCTCAACACGTACAAGGCGAGTCCAACGATTGATACCCTGAATGTTGTTTTGCTGCGAGCCGCCCGTTGGGTAGCCAAAATCAGAGGTCTCAAAATATGAGGTAAGTGCCTTTTCATTGGTAGTAGTTACGGCGTTCATACCCTTTTCGTGGATATACGCAGAGTTGATGAGCACGGTGCCGAGCACGCCGCCAGAACCAGCGCGTGAGTTGTTAGTCAAGTTTTCGCCGACAGTCACCAGTGTTGTACGCCCACCAGATAGTGGGGCAATAAGCAGCGATGTGGAGGACTCAACTCTCAGCACGATGGCTGGTTCATTGGTTGTGGAGCCACTGACATTATCGCCTTCAACAAAGGACCCCGTTACCCCTGCCAAATTCACGCGCACAAGCACCTGCGATGAATCACCGGACCAAATTGGGTAGTTGAATACCTGTGAGTAGTAGCCTGCTGAGCGGCTCAACTCAAAGTCATACCACACCTTTGAAGCCGTGTTGAACACCACAGCCCGATTGCATTCTGTATTGCCTTCTGTGGGGTAGAACCAGATGATTTCGTTGTAGCGTGGAATCTTGGTAACCCATACTTTTTGGCGTTGAGTATAGTTCAAGTTATCAAAGAACCAGTTCTTGTTCATCTCGTTAGGCAGCTCCTGCACCTTGCCACCGGAGTAGACAAGGAAGCGGTCAATGCCAATCCAGAAGTAGTCGCCGTCATACTCAATAACGGAGTTCTGAGACAGAATACTGGACTGCGCAGACACAACGGAAAAGCGGAACACGGCATTGCCGCCGATGTACTCCATACGAATCACAGAGTCAAGAGACCAGAGCAGAGCAGACGGTCCACCACCGGCGCGGAATGGCAAAGCCTTAACTACCTTCGTACCGGTCACGCGTGCTGAGCCTGCATCGCCTGAGTTAAGCGTCTGCGGCTGGTTGACGTCTGACCAGCCTACCAGTCCGTCGGAGCCGTAGTAAATCAGGTATGGCGCTACACAGACGATGCCGCCCGAAACACTGAGCCCGGCAATCGGCACGAAGGCGTTGGTCATGTCAGCCACGCCCCAATAGACAGGGTATGCAGTCTGTTCGTCAATATTGGCCAGGGCGTTATTGCGGTGGGCGATGATGATCGTGTTCTGGCTGCCTACGGCGGCATCATACATGTTGTCCATAGTCCAGCAACCGTCAAGCGTAGGTAAGGCAGCGGGTGTGCGATCGTAGGTGGTACCTGCTCCGCCATTGCTATCGACGTTGGCTTGAAAGATACCATACTGAGAGCCTGTGACAATGGCATTGAAGTCACCACGTGACCACATTTGAATAGCACGGATCGGGCCGGGAAGTGGGGAGGACACTTCTTGGTAGCCGCCCATCTTCTTCGGCCGGCCCTCTTTGCGGATAAAGCGGCACCACTGGGCTTCGACATAGCCGTCGCCGTCCAGCAGGGTACCATCGCGCTTGACGCCGGGTAGCGTGGTAATCTGGAACAGTTGCTTGATTTCGGCCATCAGTATTGCTCCTCAAAATTCATTGCCGCAAACACGGTAGCTACACCACCAAGCCCACGGGCTGCCAACGTAATTGTGTCACGTGTATTGGCGTAGGTACGGGACAAAATCAGCTTATCAATGGCGTTGTTTATGCCTACTACACGCTTGGCTGCTGTGGCTGCCGCCTCATACCCGCACTGCAGCACGACACCACCAGTATACGCCGTAGCAGCAACATCAAATTCAACGCCGGAATAAGTTGCATCAACATTGCTGAAGGCAGCACCCGTCAATGAGGCGGCATTCCATATCAGTTCCCAGTATACAGCCTGATTAGCCACGCTCATTATGACATTTTGGATATGCACATGGCCACGATACGTCAGGCCATTGAAGGTATCACGTAACCGCATTGTAAGCACAGGCGTCAATGTTGCAGTATTTGGCAGGCTTATCGAAGTACCTTTGTTTGCGGCACAGAATGAATAACCGCCCTCATCCTGTACTCCACCTTCAGACTCCAGCGCCATACAAATACATTCCAGCGATATATTTGAACCCGCGCCGCCTACGTTGAATACTTCGTAGCGTAGTGGTAAATTGGCGGTGCGCATGTACACCGTGCTTTGAATATTGGCATTCAGTATCTCATGGACGTAGATTATACCCGCGTCGCCTTGAACACCCATTCTGACACGCCCAACTCCTAGCCACTGAAGGTCAATGATAAAGATTTGAGTTTTGGTGAAGTCCAGCACCTCACCCGATTGGCCAGTGCCGTCCATCTTGTCCATGTTCCATGCAGACTGATACACCCTAGTATCCACTACGGAACCGCTGGTATCGGTCCTTACGCAGACGAAGTAGCCTGTAGCGTCGCGGCCAAAGAACAGTCCATTACGGTCGTCGTAGTAGCCCAGTCGAGCCACCGCTGCGCCTGTGGGCGTTCCGCTCTTTGCAAGTACGCCGGTCATCTTGACTAGTTGAGACTTACCGGGCTGATAGCGCCAGTACACCTTGCTCTGGCGCATAGCGCGATTGGCAGCAGTGCCATTCACGGTGCTGAGCGTGGTGCTGTTTGTCAAAGTGGAGTGTGCGGCAGTACCGGAGCCGGCTGTGTAGTTCTCGACTACTAGCGGTGAGGATGAGTACTCTTGCTGCGAATCAAACACGGTGGTGGAGTTTGACACGCGCAGCCGACCGAAGACGTCAAGATTAGGACCATCTTTGTAGGCCATTTGGTCAAGCGGAAGAAAGCTCATATCGGTCTCCAGTCAGTGCCGATCGCCTTGAATCGGATAGACGCATTGCCAGCAGAAAATGTGACGCCCGTAGTGCTGAGTATCGTGTCCGTACCTCCCGGCACTACATTGATGCTGTAGGCGGGGACGAGTTTCATGACCTCTACCTCAAGGCCATTTATGGCGCGGGGCATTGTTATTGCGACGTTACCTGCAGAGGTGTCCACTATGACGAAGTCCTCTCGACCTGTAAGCACCGTGTCGCCGGAAACCTGAAACTGATTGGCAACCGACTCAAGACCCTGTAAAAAGTCTTGAGTCGGTTGACGGTCCAAACTGTGATAGTGGGAGTAACAATCGCCACCACCCACCAATGCCATCTCTTGATCTGGTCTCACTTAAACCTCGGGGAGAACATGAATAGGGCCCGCTTTTGTGACATATCATCAAGCAACCAACCAAAGTTACCAACGAATATTTTGCCAAAGATAGGCTTTACAATCTTGTATTGCCAAGCACCGTCATGCTGGTATATGAAATTCCAGCCATAGTTTTTGGTATGATAGTCAAGTTTGACAGCGGTACCGATGGTTGTACGGTCGTCATTAATTGGCCTCGAAAGAACTGTCCACTTGAGGCCGTACAGCGAGTTCCTGTAAAGCCATGCCACCATTGCCCAGTAACCCGCATCTTGATGCTTTGCAAACCATCCCTCATCGCCCACTAAACTATTGTCAGGAGTATCGAACCAAGAGAGCCAAACGGGCAGACGATAGCCTACGCCATACTCATTGGCGTTGTTCAGGTTTCCAAGACGAAGCTCTTTGAACAGTGGAAGAAAGGGCGTAATGATCCACGCCAAGATTTGCAGGGGGACGTACGCAAGGAGATAGGGAAGCCAGCGCATTATTTAAGTTCCAACACTGCCACTTTAGTTGCACTACCTTCAAACCGATAGACTGACCCAGCAGGTACGCTACAATAAGCTGAGACACCACCCACAGCAGTAGCACTATTTTGAGATTGTGCAATTATAGTTCCACCGACTAAAATATTTATGTATGCGCCGGAACTCGTAGTGCCACGCCAACTAACTTCAATCGGTTGTCCAGTAAGCCAAGGTATCATGCTCCAGTTGTTCGGGTCTTTTTCTGGCATGGCTTTATCCTCTCTGAACCAAAGAACCTTGGAACTTGCCGCTTGTTACGTCTCCGCCAGTTGGGCTGGCTGCATACCAGCACTCAACATAATCAGTTGTGCCGTTCATGTAGATTTCTTGAGAAACGCTGACAATTGCGTTACTCGATGAATAAGGGGGTGAAATAGACCGATTTCCTATGGACCCATTCTTTTTAAGCTCAATACCTGCATAGCTCATTGAGCCAACTGAGAATGTTGCAGACGCAGTAAAGCTGTAATAACCAGCAACCAACGGGGTGAATCTTCCTGAGCTAAAGTAGCTTCCGTCATTCCTTACAACGGTAGAAAAAGGAATAATCCCTGACGTTGTAATGCCGCTTGAACCTTGCGTTGCTTCAAAGCCAACTTTTGTATTCTGAGGAAACGCAACAACGCCGCTTGCATTAACAGTCATTACGTCTTGAGTTGTCGCGCCAGGAAGACCCCGCGCAAGTTTCATCGTGCCATCATCGGCTTCAGCTGTCAGGGTAAAATTCTGCGTAGCTGTACCAGACACGCCTATTTGTGCCTTGTCTAGCTTAGCAGCAATCAAAGTCTTATTGGTTAGGGTTTGTACGCCTGCAAGTGTTACCTCTCCATTAAGTGGTGCCCAAGTTGCACCGTTATAACCCTCAAATGTAGCGTCTGTGGTATTGAAGCGGAAATAGCCAGCAACTGGAGAAACGTCGCGTTGCCCAGTAGTGCCTGCTGGGAGGATTTCTGACCCAGTAGCTGAGGTACGTTCGCCCAGGTTTACAAGGGCTGTGGCGCCAGTACTTGCATTAGTGCCACCGTTAGCTACTGGTAGGATGCCTGTGATACCCGAAGTGAGGCTAATGTTTGTGACTGTGTTATTTGAACCGTTGATCGTTTTGTTGGTAAGCGTTTCCACGCCAGCTAGCGTGGCAAAGTCGTTACCGGTCAATGCAGCATTGAACTGGGCTATTGTACCAGTCAGCGTGTTGCTTGCAAGATCAATACCTTTGTTCGTTAAGGTCTGTACGCCAGTCAGCGTAGCTACTGTGGCATCAATTGTAATGGTAACTGGGGCCGAGCCGTTGTAGCTTGTACCCGACAGACCAGTACCAATGGTCAATGCTGAGGACGCTGTGGCAGTCACTGTGACTGAACCACCTAGCGAGACAGGCGAACCATTGATTGTGATACCACTATTAACCAGCGACGCATTACCAATGGCACTCAGGGTGTTTGTGGTGCCACTGATGCTCTTGTTTGTGAGCGTCTGTACTGCAGCAAGCAACGCCAATGTATCAGATGCCACAGCGGGCACTGTATGGCGCTGAGTATCGTTCTGGCCAATGGTTGTAACCGCTAAGCCCGCGGTACCGAACCATCCTTGCTGAACACCTGCAACGGTAAAACCAATGTCCACTGTACCATGCTTGAAGATGCCAGTGTTGGTCTGCGTTGCAAAGAAGATGGCAGGTACTGCTGCGCTGCCGTCGGTCAAGGAGACGGACGTATTGGCGACGGCGGACTGAGCGGAGAGCACGTTTGTACCATCACAAATAGCAATGATCCGAGCACCTTGTGTAATCGAAGTACCAAACCCTGCCGCTGTCTTGACGGTGATTGTCTGCGTGGTAGAGATGTTTGAGTAGGTGTAGTACACTGCCACGATGGACGGTACGATTACCGACACGGCGCCTGCTGGGTTACCAATGAAGGTAAGCAGCTTGTTGGACGCTTCTGCAGCAGTCAACGTGACGGTGCCGCCAGCTGATACATCCTTGGTCAGTTGCGTGAACTGATACAGGGTAGAGCGGCCATAGCCAACGGAGTACCATTGGGTGCCCGTACAAATCAGCATCAAAGACTCGCCGGGTTGCACTTGCATTGTCAGCTGACCGTCGATAGTCTCAGAGGCTGCTGGATCGATGGTAGCAGTACCTGTGCCGTCGTTGCGGAACATGACGAAGTAGTCGTTACCAAGCGTGCCTGCTGACACGAGCGAAAATGTGCCAGTGCCACCTGTAAACACCAAGAGCTTGGCACGATAGGTGTTGTCCACCGAAATGCCGGAAGCAGACGGTACTACGGGGTGTGACTGGTTCAGTGATGCGCCAATGGCTTTGACGCCGTAACCAACAAGCGAGGCGGCATCCACTGTAGAAGTGCCGACGCCAAAACCGATTACACCGAAGATACCTGCAGCAGTGGTGTTGTCCGTCAAGTAAAAATACGATGCTGCACCAACAGCAACTGTGGCGATTTGGACGCCAGCCGCATCATTGACTGTGAGCACGTTGGCGCCGATATTGCGAAGCAGAAAGTCTTCGCCTACAGAAACTTCAAGTGCACTTGGCAGCGTCAAGGTATTCCCTGCATTGCAGGAAACATCCATTACCTTGGCAATTGTTACTGCACCACCATCAGAATTGTAAGGCCATACAGCTGTGGCGTCCGCTACGAGCGCCAGAAGGCTATAGCCGTACTCCGAAGGCGGAAGGGTATAATTACCAAAAACATCTGTGTAGTTAGGCATGCAACTAGCTCCTTACAGCCGAGGCATCTAGCGCCCGGCCCTGGTCTTCTTTGGTAATAGCTTGCATTGCGCGATCGTACAAGCCCTGGAACTCTGGAATACGTTCCGAGGTCTTCAAGAAAGGCATTGCTTCCATTAACGAAGCATATAGCAGCAGTTGTGGGGCATACTGCGTGGTCCAATTCGTCTGTTTATTCGCAGACAGCGGCTCCGGCAGTTCGTAATATTGTAACTCGAAACTGTACTGTAGGTCCGGCGTAGGAGCGATAAAAAAGTGCTCGTAGTCGTAGTCCGAGTAGTAATACGGGACATCAACTTTTATCGGATCGGGCCAGTACGCCCTGAGAAATTCGTAGCTGCGATTGTATAGGAACTTGCGCTCGGCACCGACTATCAGGGCTATAGAGCGAGTCTTGCGCCAACGGGTGGGCTTGGTCAGTACATTACCATTAAGCTGGCCTTCCACTGTGCGCAGAAAGCCTAGTGGCTTGTTCTCGGAGGCGATGCGATTCTCAGCGAGCTGGATAAAGCTCGGAATCTGGTCGATGAATGGGCTGTCTGAACGCTCGCAGTATGTCTGCAAATTTTGCGTAAGACTATCGTAGGTCATTACAGCCATGGCTTACTCCAGGTCTTCATCAGGGCGCGGTTGACGTAAGGCTATGACCTCGGTCTTGCGGGCAGGGTATCTATAAGGGTCTTTGACATCACGGCAGCCAGTGCACACGCGGAGGCCTGGACTGTTGCCGTCTGCTTGCAGCTCGTCGTATTGAACTTTGCGCTTGCAGCGATCGCATACCGCTATGGCTACTGTGCCACCTCCCAGATTAACGGGTAGATACTGTGGCATAGGTTACCTCGTATAGCAGCGGATATTTGGTGCGAAGTAGGTTGGTGAACTATCGGTCTCGCCGCCTTCTACTTCCACTGTCATGCTGTTGGCCATCTGTATGACCTCGGCACGCCTCGTCGGTTCAACGCCTGGAATTTCAAATGCCAAGCGCGCGGCTAGTTGCCAAGTAATAGATTCATACCAGCGCAATGGAATTTCAATTTCTTGCGTCAATGTGCCGATGTCTTGAATCTGGCGATAACGGAAAAGGTTCATGTGGCAGGTGTCATCGTTTGGCACCGGCCACAGTGTGATCTGCGGGTTAATCAGCTTCTCGAACCAGTAGTTGACGACTGTACCGGATGAAGTATCTTTGTTTGGTTGCGCCGCGTAATCATCGCGGTTGAATGGCGTCATATTGATTTCGCGGACGCCTGACGCTAGCAGCAGGTCGGTAACAACCCCTAGCGTAGGAGATGAAACACGGAAATACTTGGCTGTAAGCTTGGGATCAACATTGTACCAGCCATACTGGTTGACTGTAGGAAGTGCAGTAACAGTGCTGACAGTTGTCCAAACCACGCCGTCATTTGAGGTTTCGAAGAGGAATGATGTAGTAGGCAGAGTGCTGAACTTAACACCATAGCGCACCACATCAAAAGTAGAATCACTATTGGCTGCAGTCGCATCAGTGGCCCCGATAGTCAAGGTGTAGCTGGCCCGCGAGGCGGTACAGAAGAGCAGGTTCAATACATCTGTGGTGCCGACCGGTAAAACATAGGTCTTCTTACTGTTGACCAGCGGTATCAATTGCTGGTCAATACACCAAAGATTCAGCCCTCGGTTGCTCATGCCCATCAGGAACATGAACATGTCTTCCTGCGCTGTGGTAACCATTTCAGGCGTAAGAGCCTGCGGCGACAACCCACAGCGACGGATAGCCTTCTCAAGCAGCTTTGCCGAGTTTATTACCGTATTGCCGATTGTGCCGGAGGTAGCCATAATTAGGTGTACAGAACGTTGACGGTGCCGGCAGCTACTACAATGAACAAGCCGTTCTTAGCCGCCAAACCCAGGCCGCCAAAGTGGATTACCTCGCCTACGGCCAAAGTCTTGGTGAATAGAATTACGCCCCCTGTAGAGGTGCCATCATACACCGTGACTGCGCCACCGGTAATAGTAGAAACCAATCCAAACAAGCCCGCTGGTCCGGTCTTGATTTGTGCACCAGCAGTTACACCTTGGTTGAAGTAACCAACTTTTTCAAGACTCATATTAGCCCCTTTAAAGAGTAGGGGACCGAAGTCCCCCGGCCTTAGTTGGTCTTCAGCGCGTACAGAATGTTGACGTTGGTCAAGCCGGCCGAGGTCGGTGTACCAAGCGCCAAGCGCAGGTTGATTGCTTTGTCAGGTTGGCCACTGTCGTGAGCCAGCGAAGAACCAGCTGTCAGCTGTGCTGCAGTGAAGGTCGGGCGTGTACGGACCGTTGTCTTGACATCCGTTGCAGAAGTCAGATCGGTGCCGCCTGCCGTAAAGCCGATGGCAATGGTGGCTGAAGCTGAGGTGTGAGCTGTGAGCGTGTCAAATAGCACGTCCAGCACTTGCGCGCCATCTGGCAGGTACGAAGGAATATCCAACGTAGCTTGGCCGGTAGCTTGAACTAGAACCACTTTGACGTAAGTAGCAAACCCTGAGTCGCGAGAAGCTACCGAGGTAGAGCCAGCTTGCTGAGCTCCTTGAGCATAGGTACCCATTTTAAATCTCCTGAGACATTATCTAGATTGCGGCGCAAGCCGTTAAACAATTATAACGCGTCCGCGTAACATAGAGTTACAGTTTCTTCGATACCAAATACTTTATGGCGGTTCTAAAGAGCTCAACATCGTCGCCCAATAAGCCTAAGGCTGTATTACATGAATGACATAGCAACCCGCGTACTTGCTTGGAATTGTGGCAATGATCTACATGCAAGTTCATCCGCTCCCCAGACTTAGTAGTGCGTTTCTCTGGTTTTTTACAAATAGCACAAACGCCGTTTTGCGCAGCTTCAAGCTCTAAGTACTCAGCCTGGGTAAGTCCGTACTTGGATTTTATTGATGACCATCTAGCATACTCTGGATTTGCGGCGTAGAAATCGTGCATACGCTCACGTGCGGCCAACTTAGTATTGTCTGGTGTATCCGAGACATGCCACCTAGCGTTGTCTTTAGAATATGCTTTTGACGTATCAATGCGCCTAAGGCTTTTTGCGCCCAACGGCTTTATACCGACGTCTTTTACAAACTGCTCAAAGTCCTGCCATTCAAGGCATACGCGAGTTCCGCGTGCTACTCTACAAATGCTCCGCCAGGTTGCGTACAGCGGATGATCTAGCAGCTTCTTACCATCTATGGTTTTTGCAGATACATCTTTAGACGGTGCACCATGTCTTTGCATTTGCTTATAGTGTTTTGCACACAGACCCTGCGCTATGACAAGTTCATTACAAAAAACAACATTACAAGCTTTTCCAATAGGTATAGACATAAAAATAGCCTTACAAAATTAATCGTAAGGCTATTTTACTACACTTTAACCGGATTGTATATAACTATTCGTCCGGTCTAGACCCCTTGGTTCCCATACATGTTGCGCCAGTCAGTCCATCCGGAGCCGAAACGCATGGTGGACTTGTAACGAACGGAGTCGGTTTCGAAGTCACCTTCCATCGCCTTCTCCAGCTTACGGCGCCAGAGGACCTTCATGCCGTCGCGGGCATCGGTCTGCATGAACCAAGCCGTCGGCGAGGTCAGGCGGGAAATAACCACGGCGTCCGAAAGGGACGTGGTGGTCTTGACCGGGTTGATGTCATTATTGTTGGTGCCGGTGCGGAGCACGGACTTCAACAGGACTTCAGCGGTCAGCATGTTGCTCGGGTGAACAACCAGCTTCTTCGGGGTCAGGCGGATACGCTTGCCACGCGAGTCCTGGGCTTGACGAACTTGGATCAGGGCTTGTTCCAGAGAGGTCTGGGACAGGGCAGCCGACACGAGGACGTTCGTTTGAACGCCACCGATAACCGGGTGCGAGGCCGAGATGAGCGGGACACCATCGCCGCCATTGTAGCCGGAGGTGAAGGCGCGGTTCAGGTGGTTGGCGGTAACCGTTTCCAGGGTCTCGTCCATGGCCTGAGCGAGGTGCTTGGACATGGTGGAGCCAACGCGGATGTGGTCGCCATCTTCGACGAGGACCTTGGTCAGGGCGAAAGCCAGGCCGTAGACGTCGTAGGTGTAACGCTGAACGTAGAGCTGACCGCCCTCGTCATACGTGATTGCCTGACCATCTGGCAGCTTGGGCGCAGCGCCCATGCCGTACAGGACGACTTCTTCGTGGTAAGCGCGAGCGATGCCGTTTTCGGTAGCAAAGACTTGCTTGTACTCGTCGGTGCGTTGGTCGTACACGCCGTCGAAGGATTGATTCAGAATCGGCTCAACGATCGAGCGAAACTGAGTACTGCGCATGATTGTGCCAGCCATTTTTCAATGCTCCTTAAATAGCGGTCTTGTTGGCGACGTACTGATGCTGAGCAATCTGCACCAGGACTGTCGGGAACGGGTTCAGCGTGGCATCGTAGATGCCGTCCGGACCAAAACCGATAATACGGAACTGGCCTTGCGAAGAGGCCGCGATCAGCGTGGCATTCAGCGAAGACGTGGACTGACCAGTGGTGGCGTTCGGTGCATTGAACACCGCATTGGCTTGTGCGCCGATTGCAGTCTGGACGTAGGTCGTGGCGCTGGCCGCGACTTGAGCCTCGTAGACGTTGTCGGCATCGTCATAGACGTAGGCAACGACGTCGGTTGCGACTTGGCCGGCAGGCCAATTCTTGGCAAATGTCGGCTTGCCTGTGGCATCGCGATATTGAACACCTGCGAAGATACCGATGATGTCGACGCCGGCAGTGCCGATGTTGAGCGTGCCGTCAGTATTGAGCAGAACGGGATCGCCGTAGCCAATGGCAGAGCCATAGGCGGACGCGATTGTGTATGTGTTCGCGCGGCTTTGACCCGTCGGGTGTTTGCGCAGCACGAAACCATAAGGAGAGGCGACAAGTGCCATTTTCTATCCTTTACGAAAAACTTGGAGGACGGACGCGCCGGGCGAGAGCATTGAGTTCCACTTCGCCAAGATTGCGGCCATTGCTATCGCGTTCTTTGAGGTTGTCGACGGCGTTTGCCTTCAAAATCTCTTCTTCTTCATTCGGACGCTCGTAGTGGTAGATCATCATGATCTCCTGATAGAGCTCTTCCGGAATGCGGAACAGAAGCATTTCATTGCAGGAAACGCAACCTTCAAACTCGCCCTGGGTAGACTTGTACTGCGCAAAGCCTGGAATATCCATAGCTTTAACCGGCTCGTAGCCCTTCTGCATCCGCTTGTAGATTGGATCAGTAGAGTTTGTCGTGCTTAGCCAGCAGTAGTGCCAACCCGGAACTTGTGGCGGTGTTGGCAACACATCCTGAGCCCATTCAGCGCGGATCATACGACGGCGCTCTTCAATGCTGGTTGTGGTACCATCTTGGTCAGTGCGTGAGGCATCTGCCTCTCCGCGATCACCGCGAACGGGTTCAGCCGCAGACTTCTTCAGCCTGTCATCGCTACCCAAAATTTTGTTTTCGCTCATTCTGATCGCTCCTTAAGCCTTGTGTTGTTTGTCGTAGTCACGGAAACGCTTAACTGCTTCTGCACGCAGCTTGGGATCATCCCACATGCCTGCGTCCTTCAGCGCCTTCACGCGTTCTGCAGATACCTTGTAGGTCGTACCCGCCTGCGTGTTGGTTGTACTCGTCTCACGTCCGCCACCGGCGACAACGCTTTTCGGCTTCGTGTTACTTATTTTACCGCTATTCTGCCGATGCGGTAAATATTTTTTCACCCGCGAATCGAGTTCCTGCCAATATTCCGGCGTGGTGGGGTCCCAGCCTTCTTGCGCTATGCGCTGGTCAATGCGCATGACGATTTCGGAGTCTTGGTCCTTGCCCGAGGCATCGTACCACGGGTTTTTCGACATCCAGGCCTGGGCATGATTGGCTAAGCGCGGGTCGAGTGGCTGCGGCGTGGTCTGACGCTGCTTGAAGACCTTCTCGACGTTTTGCAGCTCATCGAAGCGACGCTGTGCAAGCATCATCTTCTCGGTGGCATCTGCAACGGCGGCGCCATTGTTTTGCTCAGTTGCCACGCGAATCTGGTCTTTGAAGAACTTGTAGGCCTCGGCGGCCTGCTTCTTGCCGTTTTCGATTTGAGCCAGCTCAGCGCCGGTATTACGGTTTTGAATGGCATTCAGCTCGGTGCGCATCTGGTTAATGACGGCATCACGGGAAGCCAGCTCACGGCGGAGGGTATCTTCGCGCTCGCGCTGTGCCTCTTTCCGGTGCTTCCGTTCGTCGCGTCGACGCTGACGAATGGCTTCGCGCTCGTCGTCGTCTTCAGCCGCAGCTAACTCTGAATCGTTCGAGCCTTCAGTTGCACCTTCCGACGAATTTTCATCGGCTTCGTCGCCGTGCGTATTATTCGTCTGAAGTTCGTCGTCCGTGTCATTTTCGACTACGGCCGTCTTGCTGACGACTTCCTCGCCGTTTGTAAGGTCAAGCTCAATATCTTGGTCAGACATTCTTCTGCTCCTGCGCTTGATTCATCTGGGCCTGGCCCTGCTGCTGAATCTTGTTGATAAGTGCCAATGAAATCTTTGCCGGCAATTCGGAAAGTCCTGCCAAAATCAAATTGGCTTCTTCCGGTGTTACTTCAAAGGTCATGGTTTTCACTTGTTCAGCTCCTTGTAGAGTGCATAACCTTCAAGTTCCCAGAGCTTGCTGCGCATGGCTGAGGCCATATTACTGAATGCTATCGTCCGACCCACACCGGCATCAAAGTTCTCAGGAGAGACGCATGCCGAATGACCAGTGCCAAGGTAGAACTTACCATCTAGGAAAGCGTGGCAGAAAGTGCTGGTACCTTGGACTTCGTAGGTATGACTTACCCGCTCGATAAGCTCTTCGATACGCGCAGGAGTGACTCGCGGAGCCGTCAGGCCTTTGCGAAGTATCATGTCCTCGATTTGGTTGTCGTTGCTCATAGGATGTCGTCCAGTTCTTCAAAGACTTCTGGGTCGACCTGCGCGATGATTTCGTGGTCGCTGAAGATGGTGAAGATTGCGGTGTCGGACGTACCTGGGATTTTGCGCTCGAAGCGATCGCCGCCGAACTTAGGAACGCGCACGTAATCACCGGGCTTTACCCAAACACCTTCGGGCCAGCGCTGACCCGTGTCACGATTGCAGTAGGCGATCGGACCTAGGAAGATGACTTTGCCGAGTTGCGTATTGGCTTTGTTGAACTGTTTCGTGTCTTCAACAAGGGCGATACCGCTGGCAGTCATGGTACGCACGGTGCGGAGCTGGACGACTACTCGCGCGCCTTTTGGATAAACGCCCGGGTTGATTTCCGGGAATGCATCTTCTAACTTTGAAGCTGGAATCATGACGATTCTCCATTATGTCTCCGTAAAGGTCCACCTCGTGAAGCCGGAGACTGGCTTCCTTTCCCGTCGGAAAGTGAGGTGGATTTAAATTAGACGTCCTGCTTCTCGCAGATGCCCTCAAGAATACGCAAGGCATTTTCCATGCCGGCTACGCGCCCTTGAAGCATGCCAACATGGTATGGACCTTCTGGCGTTCCGAAATTGGTTACAGCTATATCATCCTTTAGGTCTGATATAGCCGTTTTAAGCTCACCAACGTAAGCTCCCACAAAACGATCAGGGATCATTTTGTCTTCTTGGGCGCCGCTTTATGGTGTTCTTCGACCGGCTTGACTTCTTCGACCGGCTTGACTTCTTCGCCAGCGTCGTCGGTCAATTCATCAAGGTGCACGATCTTGTCAGGAAGACCACCAGTACCGAAACGACAGTTGATGAACTGCTCAAGCGTGTGGCAGTCAGACTGTTCTTCAATCTTGACGGTGCCGTCAGCATATGTGACTTCGAACTTTGCCATTATTTCTTCACCTTTCCACTGCACTTCAAGCCCCGAGCTTTCAGCTCTTTGGCAATCATTGCTTTGTCTTGTTTGGCATCGTCATGAACCATGCCGCCTTTTTTCAAACACTGGATTTGAGATTGACTCTGACCACCCAGTTTCTGTGCCAACTTACCCATATTAACCTCCTGAAGTTGCTTACATTATACAGCGAAAAAACCCGATACGGTACAACTACGCCGCTAATAGAAGAAGCTCAATATCCTCCTCCTCATCATCAGTTACCACCACCTTTTTATTTTTCAGTGCTACGTTATGTCCTACATACTGCACAAGCATTAACTGTACCTGCGCCACCAATCTAGCGCTTTCAAATATTGTAGTTTCCTGTAATGGCACAACAATGGGGCGCTGCACTGGTGTTTTTGTTTCTTGTGCTTGTTCTACGGGTCTGACCTTGCTTACAGGCTTTTTACCAAATACCACATCTACAGAGCCATCGGATTGCTCCTCAAGTGTATACGGCTCCTTGAAAGCTTCAGGTTGCTTTTCAGCCTCCTTTGGTTTTAATGCATCTTCCTGTAACTGCGTAAAGAATAGGCGCCAGTACCCTGACCGGCCCTCTTGCACTTTCTGGCTGAGGAAGCCTAGCGAGGCTACAGCTTTAACGCCATAACCTACGCCTATTTTTGCAATCGAGTCAGCTATGATACTCATTGTCTTTGGGTAGTGACGGTATTTGTACCAGACAACACTAGCTCAATACCTGCAAAAGTTATAGACGAGGTACCGGTAACCATGCTATTGTTTTTGTCAAGGCCTAAACGCTGATACACTTCCAAAATCATTGTATTTGCATCACTTCAGAGGTGGATTTGAGCAGCAGCATGATTAGACCTCAGTCGTGTCGTACCAGCCGCCAGCAGGGCAGTTGATAGTCAGGGTGTTGCCGACGGTGGTCGCCGGAACGTCAGCCGGGGTAGAGTCGCCGAGGCAGTAGCCAATCACTGGATTGACCACACCGTCGATGGTGCCAAGCCAGTAGAGTACGGCATAGCGCCAAGCAGGAATTGAGCCGCCAGTAGCTGTCCACGTAGGGTTGCCAGATGAGACCTTGAAGCCATTCGTGACAGTAGCCACCGCACCAGTCAAGCTATAGCCGCCGGTAGTGTAGCCCGTACCGCCTGCGATTTCGTTTGCGGAGACTGAAGCCCAAGCCGTATGGCCAGTGTTTGAAGCGTCCGGGGTGTAAGCACTGGAGACCAGGGCCATGCGCAGGTTTGCGCCGACGAGGTCATTCGGGGCGACGTGTGCAATATTTGCACGGTAGGTGATGATTGGACCAGCAGCCATTATTTGGGCTCCTTGTTAGCCATGATGTTGATGGTGTCGTCTTTGCCACGACTACTACGGGTAGTACCGAACTCGAAGCTGTAGATGTTATCCAGGTAGCCCAGAAAGCGGCCGACGACTAGCGTCAGAATACCTTTTACGTACTCATTGATGCTTTGGTCTTTCCAGATCATCCACACCAGACCGCAGGTGACAAACACAGCCAGAACGAACATGGTGTCGGCCCGGTAGTTGTGGCCTGTGGCGGAGATGATCTTGGCGTCACGGTCACGAGCATTGGACCGATCCTGTACTTCCAGATCAGCATACTTGAAACCGAGCTCCTTCTCTTCTTGCTGGAGTTTCATTTCCAGCGTCCTGAGGTCAGCGATCTGCTGGCCGGTCATTTGGCCATTCTCGATGATGTCCTTGATCTTGTCCTGCGTCGGCTCAGCAATACCAAAGAGCGCACCGATCGCGGACACTACTGTACCTGCCAACGGACCACCAAGTGCAGTGGCAACCGTTGGGGCGAGCTTACCTACAACTTCGAGCCAGTTCATTGTGCAGAGAGGATTAGAAAGATGATGCGTTAATCTTGTTAACAAGCTGATCCATCGTCATGCAATCAACAGTTACAACGCTATCTGCTGCTGCGGCGGCACCACCACCACCACCCACAGGGCTGTCTCCGATGTACTGTACGACGCTGCTGTCGGCTTCTTCCCAGATTTCGTATGCAGTGGAGGTCACGTCTCGGCGAACCGAGCTCAATAATGTACGAACGCCCATGATTATTTAGGTCCTTGTAAGAATGCTGCCCAAAGTGCGAGGCCACCCCAGCCAATGACTGCGACGACTACCCAGTTGATCGTGTTCTGTTTGAGCTTTATCCAAAACTCGCGGTCTTCTTGCTCTTTCTTTTCCCAGGCGATGTGCTTCATACGATGCTCCTCGACATTCCCATACGGGAACGCGGCCTTGAATAGTTTGTGAATTTCACCAATTGTGTTGTTCTGCTGCGTAAGAGCCGCCATGTGATCGGAGTGCATGCGGTCTATCTTACCAGAGACTTCTTTAACTTCTCCGCTGACTTGATGAATACGTTCTTCTTGTTTGAGTACCATTTCCCGAGTCTCGGAGATTAAGATGTGCGTTTCGGCTTCTGGCAAAGACCTTCTGCCGCTGGTTTCTCGGCGCTCTCTACCGTCCCATTGGGGGTCATCTTGATGCATCATTGCACCTTTTTACCAAGCTGCAGATCGCGCAGTGACAGCCCATTGGAGAACTGGCAGTGTGCTGTTTCTTTTAACTTGCCAGTCCAGCGGCCGGCCCACTCAAGACCAACTGACTCGGCAACGATGCCTACTTTAAGGTAGAGTGCCTTGTCACCCCATTGAGGCTTCCCAGCCAAAAGCGGAACAAAGTCGAATGCACAGCGAAAGTTATGGAAAGATTGGCCGCCACGAGCGTTAGTAACAATGTTCCCGGGTTTGGTGCGACCTTGTGCGTAGAGCTCATCTTGTTCCTCCGGTGAACGGTAAGTGCAGTAGATAAGGATGTCAAGACCTTCAGCCTTACAAGCTGCCTCAAAGGCCTCAGCCTTCTTGCGAACAATTGGCTCTAAGTCACTGATACGCCGACTTGCCATTATTGAATCCCCTGTGCTTTGCCTTGCGCATCACGAATAATAGTCTTAGGTTTGTTGAGCGTTTCAATCGTAGCACGCAGGCCGTTCATCACTTCACCAAGCGCGTTGCTGGTTTGATCCTTGCCCATCTGTGACAGGGTTTGGTTCAACTCTTGTAGGTGCGGGGTGATGTCTACTTGCTCCGGCGGTGTTTGTTGGCTCATGGCGCTCAGCTGCTGCGACATTTGCTCAATGGCAATCTTGGTCTCATTGTCATCGCGATTCTTCAACAGCTCTGTCATCTGCTTTTGATGGTTGTCCTGCTCATTCGCCATCAGTTCGACGCGTGCACGGAGCTGGTCGGATTGAACTTCAGCTTGTACGCGTACTTGCTCAAGCTGATTATCAAAGGCTTGCTGCGCCTGAGTCATCTGCTGCTCAAACTGTGCCGCTGCGCCTTCCATCTGGAGCTTAGCCTGTTCATACTGCTGCTTAGCTTGCTGCTCAGCTTGCTTGCTTTGCAATGTCGCTTGGTCCATCTGCGTCTTGCGCTGGATGTCCATCTTGGCGATTTCGATGGAAGCTTGGACTTCTGGCGGAAGCTGTGGTTTCGGCATGCGGCTTTGAATCTGTTGCTGCAGGCCTGCTACCTTGTCCATCAGCTCTGCCATTTCACTGGATACGCGCATGGCTGCTGCTTGCGTGGCTTGAGCAATGATGGAGTCCTCGTCGGCACCGAACATCTCTTGCGAAAGACGAACCATCTCTTCCTTAGTCACCTGCGTGACATACATTTGCATGTGCTCGCCGACGTGCTGGAATAAGCCCATCAGTGCCTGCGGTGGTACAAGCGGATTGACCAGTTGCATTGGCGACTCGATGAACGCCATGTGACCCTGGATGTGGGCCAGGTGATTCTGCTCCTCGGACGCCTTCAGTGGGGTGCCTTGCAGCGACTGTGCATTCTCAGTGAGGATGTCGGCAGTGACTGGCTCTTTGGGCGCAGGCAGCAGTTCATCGATATTCTCGATGCGCATCTGTTTGAGCATGCGACGACGCACATTGACTTGATTCCAGGGGATGTGCGGGTTTTGCGCGTCCATCTGGGCCATCTGCATGATAGCTTGGTTTTGCGCAAAACGTTGTGTCTCGGAGAAGATCGTTGGATCGGAGACTGGTACGACATCCATCGTGCCTTTGAAATCTTCCTGCAGAACTGGAATCTCGCCCAGCTCTTCCGGCATCTGACCATCTTCAATGAACTCGCCATTCAGGCGGTGAATGATGGACAGCGCTTTCTTCTGTGATTCATGCAGGCGTGCGTGGATAGCGGAGTAGGTCGCGGAACCCTGCTCTATGATAGACTGCGTGGTACCAACTGGCGTACGATCGCCAACCTGGTCCATCTTGTCTTCGGCTGTAGCGATAACGCCCTTAGCTAGCGCATACAGCTTGTCCATCAGACCGGCAAGCACTGGGCTCGGCGGATTGAATGGCATGCCCATGGCGAGCTTGCGAATATCATCGATGCCGGCCGGGCCTTCAATATCACAAACCTGCGTGACGTTGACTTGCGTGTTCTGACCAACAATCCGACCGCTCTTGAGTTTGAGCATGGTCGGAGCGTTGTTGATGTGCGCCGAATCTAGAAGTGCCCGCAGAGCGCCTGTAAGAGCCGCACTGAGACCGCCGATGAGGTGAGGTAGACCGATAGCGTAAGCACCCCGCCATGGGATAAACTTCCACTCGACGATCCAGTCCAGCTTCTCAAAGCGATCATCAGACTCTGCCCAGTTACGGTATATAGACAGAACTTTCTCAGTGTCCTCGTCAATAGTGATGATGTACGGCGCATACTCACCCCCCGTAATGTCGTCAGCTTCGGTTTCTAACCAGCAGTATATTTCCAGAACCGCGCGGAGTCCGTCCTCGTTGTATCCATCCTCCTCGCGACCTTCAATTTTGTCATTAGCTTTGGAGGCCTTTGACTCTTCGGGTGCGTGGTTGGTGTCTGTAATGAAGACGTCACGATAGAGACCGCTTCGCACACGGCGATTGAACTCCATGCGCGTGATGGACTGGCGGTGTGTAACCCGAGGACTTGTATAGAAATTCGTTGCGCTGTATGGGAGGAAGATTTCATCGATCGGCACAAACTCATTGCAGATTCTGCGCTTGCGATCATCGCGCCAGAATTTCTGGTACTGCGATCCGCCCATTGGGAGTTGAGTGAGCAGTTGCTCCAACTCGGCCCGATACTCTTGGATCTGCGTCGTGAGCTGCCAATTCATGTAACGCGACTTACGATTGGCCTTTTCAAGCTTCTTCGGTGTCGTGTCGCCAACCACCCAGGGCTTGACTGGGCCGGAGGCGGGGAAGAGCTCCTTTATTGCACGCGAGGAGAAATCCACACAGGCTTCGGCCAGAACTGGATGTACCACTTTGCTAGCGCCGTCAAACTCGGCTCCGCCCGGTGCATCATCGCCGAGACCAGTTCTACGAAGGCCTTCTTCATATTGCGCATCCCTCTTTTCGCGTGACTTCTTGTCAAGCTCTACGAGCTCAATAAGCTCGGAGCTAATGACGTTGAGTTCGTGGTCATCGAACACTTCAGCGAGGTTGTCGAGGAAGCCTGTGTCGACCTTCTCGGCACCTTCAATTGGGATTTCCACTGAGCCGTCTTCATTCTCAATGTACTCCTCAATGTCAGGTGCCATTAATTCATCAACTGAAAGTTCATTATCCACGAGTAATCCTTTGCGCCGTGCACGGCCTCTGTTCGCTTATTATACTACTAAAAATGCCCAGGCATCGCAAAATCGTCGTCCCCGTGAATCAGGCCGCCGTCTTTGTAGCCACGTATTTCTTCGTTGGCTAAATAATCCAGTATCCACGGTTGATCTGGGTGCTTGCCGTCAAGCTTAATAGCCTCTATTTCCTGCGGGGTGTAGTACTTACCGTTGACGTTCTTTAGGTTTACACTATCTGCCAATGACTTATCGGCTAGGCCATAATTGTTTGATCGAATAAAATCGTGGATAGCTGGTAGATACTCATCTTTTGGCTTGGTATTCTGTTTACCAAATATTTGGTATATTGTGTTGTCATCGGAGTCATAGCCTTGCGTATCAAATGGGCCAGATGTTTCAATGGTGACGTGCGGTTCACCCTTGGTATCGCGCAATGAATAGATGCGATGTGTACCCTTACTCACATCACTACAATAGCCCCCCACACAGTGCTGCATCGCATTGCCTTCATTGGCCAGCATACCACCCAGATAGGCATCTTCTGCATTCTGCTCAACCACATCTGTCAAATTGCCGTCCATCATTTCGCGACGCTGAATAACCTTGCCATCCGCATCAAGTGGACTAAACGACCCGTCTGCATTTTGTCTAATGGAGGCCATCATCTGCTCGTCCATGGCTTCTGGTTTGCTCAACTCAACCATGCGGTGGCCTGATGGGAACTCTTTAACTAGCTTGCCCTGTTTGCCCATTTGTTCGGCCAGCCTGGCAGCTTCACGCTCGGCCTGGACTTTCTTGAAGTTCTCCACGTCATTCATGTAACGTACAGCCTTTTCCATGCCCATCTGCTGCATGTCTTGTGGCTTTAGGCGTAGGCCCGGTGGCAGTTCATCACCAGCGTTAAGGCCATGTTTGAGTGTTTGGACCAGCTAACCGAACCCCAAATGACCAAGCGACTCATCGCCTGTGAATTGGTGTACTTTGGCATCGTCTGGCAATTTACCCAGCCACTCGCCTTCGCGTTGCACCAAATCCTTCCAATACGGACTATCTGGTGGCGTTGGTGTACCACCCCAATGTTGACCGTAACCTGTGCGAACACCACCGACCTCTACTGGAAGCACCATACCATCTGCTAGGTCTGACCACCCTTGTGCATAGCCACCAAGATCGGGTTGCGGAAGGCCACTTGCTTTGCGGCTTTCGCGAGCATGGGTCTTAGCCCAGAAAGGTGGATTAAGTAGTTGGTCTTTTGGAAGTGTAGAGATGCCTTCATCTGCAAGACGTAGCAGCGGGTCTTCGGCTGTGCCAAGATCACGCTTGACGTACTTAGTCATTGGCCCGCGAATCCAATTGTTCAGCGCGCCCATCATCGGGTCTACTTGCTCAAAATCCTTTTGTTCCTGACTATAGATATTACCACGCCTTGCATACGGTTGAAGTAGCTCATCAATGTACTCAGTGCCGCCCGACCTTAGCCAATTACCGCCGCGTGGCTTAACTGCACCTGCTTGACGTACTAGAGCTGGTGCTGCGTTCTGGGCCATACGATCCAGAGCGCCGACGGCCATCCTTGGCAACGCCTTAGCCGCTTGCGCTAAGCCTGGGCCATTCAGCAGTGTATCTACAAGGCCTTCAGCTCGGCCTTGCTTGACTTGTGGCACCCGGCTCCCGGTTCCGCCGCCTACTACTTGAAGCGGTGCATTGCCGTAAGACCACTCGTTGACTTCGTCAGGCATCTTACCGATGAGCAAATCACCCAGGCCGCCTACTACGGGCAAATCAGCCTTATTGCCTACTTCACGTGCCTTTTTAAGGGCGTCAGCGATCATACCGAGAACTGAGTTCCGTGGTGTGGCTTTCATTTCTGGCATGAGCACTTCTCCTTTGAATACTGCACTAAGCCACCCTGCCTAAAGTGAAATGATGAAATGCCATCGTCTGACTTTTCGCTGAGCCCTGCTTTTCTGTAAAATCCCTCTTTGCCTGGAGCTGAAATGAGGAAGGTTGGGGCTTCGCGTGTATCGATTGCGTGGTTCATCAACATGCGACCATAGCCGTTCCCCTGCTCAGCCACTGCCACATTCGGTATATAACGCCCTTTGTCCCGAGAGGCTAGCTGATAACCCCCGGCCACTTGGCCCTCAGGCGTGAACAAAAAGCGCGTCCGAGCATCTGGATTGACGTTGAAAGTGTTGCGCATGGCCGTGAAGATGTCGCGGTCATCTGGGTCCACCTTACTGCCCACTGCGCGCAAAGGGCCAAGTATTTCGTCAATAGCTTGACGCTGCTCAGGCCCGAACTCCCGTATTGCATAGCCTGGGGGCAATTCACGAGTAGGCTTTGCTGCTAGCTTTAACGCCTGCATGATCTTTGTCAGGATGCCCATCTCATTTCCCCTTCTTCTTTTTGGTCTGACGCTCGTACTCTTCCATCATGCGCTGTGTCAGCGACTGGACTGCGTAGGCTTCGAACTCGGCGCTTGGCTCTTTTTCACCATAATGCTCTTGTGTCCATCGCCAAATGTGCATGGCCTCATGCGTCAATAGGCCAGCAATTTGTGGGACTGACTTTCCTTTACCATCTATACATACAATTGCCGCTAAGTCCCCCGAGCTATGCTCGAAGCTGTGTGCAGTGGCGTTCGCTCCTTTGCTCAGCCAGGGCGGTAGGTCTGTCATCTTGAAACGTCTCATCGCTTTGCGATAGCGCTCTTCGCTCGTAGCCACTGTGAAGTAGTACGGGCAAACGACAAGCGTGCGATCTAGCCACTTAGGTGCCATACGGGTTCTTTCTTTGCTTTTTGTCGTCTGCATACTCGTCTTCATCTTCTTCTTCGTATGCACCAGATGCTAGCCACCCGGCGTCTTTGAAATAGATCAGCGCTTGCGTAAAACAATCTACTTGATCGTCATGCTTGGAATTCGGGAACAATTCTACTTCTTTTAAGAAGCCTTGCGCCCAACTTACAAACTCGCCCTTGCGTTTTGTAGACTCCGGTATATATATTACCGCACATTCGAGTAGGGGTGCTACCATGTGCGCCCTAGTAATTTTATCAGCCTTGCCCGGATTATATGCACGTGCGGGTATGCCTGCCTGCCTCAAATCTTGTAGGATAGACTGCCCTGAAGCCTTCTGTTCTACCAATATAAGGTCGGCGCGACGGGCAGTCTCGCCATATGCTGATTTCCACTCTTCAATAACCCGCTTTTTAAGATTTGGATAAGACAAATGCTCGGCTACTATATCCAATAATATTGCTATCTGTTTGCCTTCATATTTGCATAGCCCGAAAGCAAGCATAGCACTTGGGTCACCAGTTGTCTTCTCGGTGTGGGCACAGTCCCAGCTTTGCATGACAAACTCAAACTCTGGCAAATCTTTGCCTGCAGGCCATTTTTGGAAATGCGCTGTTTTTAGTATACCTCCGCCTGCTGGCGCGGGCCTTTGCTGCAATTGACCTGCGGACCCATATTCTCCTAGGGCTACTTCAAGTTGCTTCACAACCTTTTCAGGGAATAACTCCGGCCAAAGTAGCGCACCCTCTACACTACGTGGGTCAGATAACTTAAGCGCTTTTGTAGGTTTTGCCATTGCCGTTTCATAGCGCATTGGTAAGCAAATGTGCTCATACTGCTCAGGCATTCGCTCCAATATTTCGCCACAAACGTCCATCTCGTGCAATCTCTGGGCGACTACCACTGTTTGTGCATTTCTGGAGGCGCCGCGTGTTGCCAAAGTGCCAAAAAACCACTCAGTAGCTCTGCGACGTTCAGCCTCTGATGCCGCCTGCTGCGCGTTTAGCGCGTCGTCTACCACCTTATACGATGGGTGGAGGCCAGTACCGCGCCCGCCGACTGACGTTGCAAGCCTCCAACCCGTTTCGGTATTTGCGTAATGTGTCTTAGTGTCCTGTCCCTTAGAAATTTGCACATAAGGCCAATTACGTTGAAACCATTCAGATGTTATGATTTCACGGGTCTTCATAGCGTCTCTAGTGGAAAGGTCTTCACCATACGAAGCTGACAGCATTCTAGCCTGCGGGTCTCCAATCCAAAGCCATGCAGGCCACATCACCGATACAAGGATGCTTTTCATACAACCTGGTGGAACGTTCAGCAACAGGTTGTCTATCTCGCGATGCGTGACAGCCTCAAGCGCATCACAAATAAGCTCTATATGCCAGTTTGTGCTAAACTTATTGCCGGGTTCAATTACTGAGAACGCCTGACGTGTGAAATGGAAGAGGCTTTCTTCAGCTAGCCGCTTCTCTTTTTCACGTTTCAGCGCATCAAGTAGAATAGCCGGAGTCAAGGCACCCATTTATTACCCTTACTTGCATTTAGGTCGCCACGCAGCACACATAAATTATCTGGTACATGTAATCCTGATACTAGCTTGCCCTGAAGTGGAATAACGTGGTCTACATGGTACGCAACACCAACTACTTCACCCAGCCACCTAGCCATTGCATACTTGGCCTCAGTCAACTGACAATCTTGCTGCGTAAGCCAGGCAGGCGTTCGGCGCAATTCAGCAGCTCTTCTAAAGTTGCTTTGCGCATTCATGTACCATCTATTATTTTTAGCCCAACGAAGCGCGTTTTGTTGTAGATTGTACTTATAGTTTGCATCCACACCATACTTAGCCCTTTTATACTCACG